ATACTCATCTTGCGTGCATGATTCTATGACGAAAAACTTCTGGTCTTCACTTAAGCTTGTAATCATTTATTTTCAAAATCTTAAACCTGTTATTTATTTATTGTGAATCGCAAGATGTGTGTTTGGCTCTATCCAAGACTCGAGAATCGTGTATCCCATTTCTTCCAATATGTTATGTGTTTTGTCATACCGTTCTTGAGTCATTCCAAACACGCCTGGTTTGAAACACTCAAATATGATTGGCGGATAGTCATTCGCTTTTATAGTCTCTCTTGCTCCACATATCACTTCATATTCATGTTCTTCGACATCAATCTTTATGCAGCCAATGTTTGCAGTCAAATTGAAACTGTCTAATGTCCGTGTTCTCACGACAGGTGTGTCCGCATTCACATCCAAAGTGTTGAAGCCATTGAACGGGATTTCTGTTTCTCTGTCAGAAAGAAAGTTCTCATATATCGTTATCTTGTACACCGCATCGTGCAGCAATGCATTTGCGCATAATGCGAACACACTTTCCCTGTTTGGCTCAAACGCGTATGCATGAGTGAAATTCGTTAGCCAGCAATACTCGCCAAGATCTGCACCGATGTCTATGATTGACTTGCTGAAGTCAAAATATCCGTCAGCATTCCAGTTTATCTTGTTTATGCCATCTACCTCCAGACAAAATGGTACTGGATAGTTTGGATACACACTTTTCAGCTGATAGTCATCGTCTGCTCTCAAAATGATTGAGTTTTCTGGTATTTCTACCGGAAATTCTGCATATTTCTTGTGGTATAGTTTCATATGGCATTTATACTATAAAATAAAATAATAAAAAAGGCGGAACATTTTAAGTGTTCTGCCACAGAAATAAGAATAAAACAAGACGCTTATTGCAGGCTAAGTATCTCATCATATAATTCACTAGTTGTTCTATCACTATTATAGTGGACAGTGTTCCTGTCAAACACATTGTGTTCTTCGTAGATGTAATGAGCGACTCTGTCTCTTGCTTTTTCACCAAACTCAAGTCCAATCGCATCTATGATAGAGTCTTCAATGGTGCTGTCATAAATCAAATCGCTCAAGTCCATTCTCTCGCCGCTTGTGCTGCGTCGTGAGACTGCTGAACATAGCTGTTCATTGAGTTCTTCTCTGCGGATTTGTGCATCTAGCAGAGAATCAATTAGTTTCACAAATGTTTCTTTTTTCATCTTGATTGACTTTAATATATCTCACAAATGTCCATCTCCCATCATTGTTTACTAATGAGACAACAAACGCACCAGTATCTTCAGATGTTCCATAATATATGTATGATGTCAACGACTCATCAATGTAATAGACTGTGCCGCATAAATCTTTGACATTCATGTGTTTTGTCTCGTACACTGGAACAACCACTTCTTCGTCAAACAAATAAATTTCAGCATATTGCTCATTGACGCACACATTGCAGTCTTTCACATATATGCCATATTTTGGCTCAATCACCATATATGTGCCACTGCATTCTATTGTCTGGGCAGTTGAAAATAGACTGGCCAAGACAAAGCTTGATAAAAACAACATTTTTCTCATATCAGTTTCCTTTGTAATAAGTGAATGAATCTTCATATTTTTCCGGACTATGCCCGCCAAGTTCACGATCATCGTTGTCGTTTCCAGTCAGAATGTATGATCCTTTGTTGAAAATGAAACTCAACATCAAATCTTTGTCAGAAAAAATCTTGTCAGCAAAATCTTCAAGACATTCAGAATGGTCTATATACACATCCCAGCTTTCTCGCTGAACGGGTTCGACAAAGCTGTCGCCATCAGGAGAATACTTGTATTCTTTCATTTCTTCAAAGATTGGTTCGAACCCGACACTGCGCAAAGTTTCTTTCATGAATTCTCTCATTGTGAGATATTCGTCCCAGCTATATGAGCACGCCAATGTGTACACATAACTTAGCTTTTTGGCAGGTGTGTCATATGTCTCGAACTCCCATCCAAAGCTGTCGCCTTTTACATTGAGTGTCTTGCCGTTCTCTTGCATGTATTGTCTGATTGCGTCAGATGCGTCTGCGTTCCTGACACTCAAACAGTGAGTTGAACTTGAGTTTGTCTCAAAAACAGATTGTCTTAGTTTCTTTTTCATATGATTTCAATTGTTGTTATTGTTTGTACCCTTGATGAAGGCGATCATACAGTTCCTTAGAAATCTCATTCATAGAAGTGATTCCTGCACGAGGAAGCGGATTGAGTCCATCAAGATAATCCTCAAATTTTTCGTTCATCTCCTCGGTAACGTGGTCTATCACGCTGTCCATATTGGCATCCTTGCCGATGGCATATGTAGCGCTGTATTTAAATGTCTGGCCAAAGTAGTTGGACTCGGCACATATAAACACGTAGATGTATTCGTCTTTCTCGTTCATGATATTTAGTCACTTATGATTGCTGATATTACAACATTTAAATTGATAGCCAATGCAAATGCACATATTACAGCCGCGAAAATTGAAAGTCCTATGCCATTACTGTTGTCTCTTTTGATTGCAGCAAAAATTGACTTGACATTAAATACTAAACAGATGATTACTATAATTGAGAAAAACAAACTTAATAAGCATTTAATATTCATATTTGTTAGTTTTAAAATTTATTTTTATACATATATTGTTAGTCTCTATCCATTTTTATCTTGATGTCATCATTGAACAAAAAATCGTGAATCTGGTCTATGTCATACAAGTCGACTATGCACTCACGGCAGCTCGGGTGTGTCTGGTGGTCAAACACTGCATTCTCACAGAATATCGCTTTTAGCTCTAACACATCAGGATATTCTTTCTGGATTGCTTCCAGAATGTTTTCCAGTTCCCAGCATTGCTGAGCAGACAAAGTCTGTCCGACTTGCTCTTCAGTTTCGTATCTGTCATAATAGTTCAATGCGATGTATGAGCACAAGTAAGACAACTTGTCATGCAAGCCATAGACAATGCCTGTGTCAGAAAAGTCACCACATGGGAACCGTATGACACCGTGGTTGTCGGGTTTCAGCTTCTGCTCACATTTTCCAGCAGGAAACACTATACTGTGGATCGAACTTGAATTGGTCTCAAACAACGAATGCCGCACCACACGTCTCTGCTTGCTTAGATTCCTTACATGATTGAACATCTCATCGATTGTTTTGTCACCCATTGGGAACCGTTCTTCTGCAAGAGAGTTCATCGCGTATTCATTCTTCACTAAATCTACATAGAATGTGTATTGTCCATCGTCACCCATGTAGAACTCGTCCCATTCTTTCTCATCAAGCAGTCTTTTGACTGCAAGCTGCTTTATAGCCAAGTTGTCAAAGCTCACGACATCAAACCAGCCAGTCATAAGTGGAAGGACAGTGTAGAGATACATGCGGTTCAGTGCGATGTCATGCATGTGCCCGTCCATATAGTCTTTGCCGCGCTTCAGGTTCTTGTAGCCAAGAATCAGAATCTTGATTCCCTTGTCCTTGAGAATCTCGATGTCTTCTTTTGACAAGACTCCACAAATCGTGTGCAGCACACAGTTGTCTATGCTTTTCATCATTTTGATGAGACTGTCTGTAGCTGACACTAATGAGACACCAATGCCGTGGACAAGCCCTGACTCTTGAAGCTGCTTCACGAATGCGAAGTTCTTCTCAAACTGTTTCTGGTTCAATGTGATGTTCGCAATCACTTTTTTCTCAGCAAGAGCTTTCAAGAAATCGACAAGCTGCGGATGGTCCATGTCATTGCCGTTGATTGCGAGTTCAGTGTAGGGATGCAAGCTTTTGAAGAACGGGGACTCTAAATCTATGTTAGAATGAAGCCCGTTAGAAGTGCAGCCCTCATAACACCAGGGACAACCCATCGAACACTTGTCAGTCAGTTTGACATCACAGTTTTCAGAGAAATCGGGAATGAACTCATCTTCTTCAGTCTCTCTGATTTTAGTGCCATCGTCAAAGATGGACACATTGTAGTTTCCGTTTCTGTATTTTCCTATCAGTTTCATTGTTTAGAAATTTCGATGAATGAGTCAATTGTGTTCTGCATGTCATGAAGCAAGTCATCAATGGTGTATTGCGTCCCTTCGCCAATATACGCTGAATAATCACAGTAATGCGCGTAGTCCCAGCCAATCCAGAATCCATCTGAGAACATGTCATTGTGGCTGTCGTTCACGTTCGGGAACATTGCGCTAAAAGTCAGTCCGCAATGGCAGTCAAGCGGAATGTCATCGTAGTCTTTCCCGTAGAATTTGTTCCCGTCAGGCACTCGGATATATGAGCAGGGATGCGTGCCATAAGAGATGACATGATAGTCGATTCCACGATAAGTGCCTTGAGCAAGAACTTCGCATTTTCTTGTCGGACCATACACCATTTCTTTTATGGCGCCTGCAGTGTCAAAAATATTCTCTTTTTCCATATTATCTGATGTTGGTTTTCAGTTTTTCTATCCGTTTGATTTCTTTTTTGGCGTCAGCAATCTCCTTCTCACAAGAACTTATTTTTGCTTGGAGATCGTCAATTGCGGTCTTGCGGCAGTCCTCAATGAACACTGTCAAGTCTTCATCGGTGAATGAACGCATAAGCAGAGTTATATAAGAAACACCACACGCGTCCTTATGGCCAGTTTCATGGTCATAATCTCTGTATTCTCCTTCAAACAAGATGCCTTCGTCATCAATGCCAAGTATCTGCTTCAGCTTGCCGTTGTTTTCAGTGAAGTGTTTCAAAGGCCACACGATGTCGCCAAATTTCTTGGCAATCTTGGCGTACTTTTTGATGAGGTCCTGGCCAGCCTTTACTAGTTCTTTGTGAGCAGCTTCTTTCGCGTGCTCGTCTGTTCCCTTGTAATCTGCAACAAGTTTTTCAAATTTTGTCTTTTCCATATTCAGAATTTTAATTGTTACAATTTAATATAACAAAAAAACTTGGCATTTTATCATTTGAAGTAAGAACGGAAAGCTGAGCCTGTCATCAGACACACTTCAGGCCCGCCGACAAAATCATGTATGTCTTTGAAGTTCGTGTATGACATTGCCGATTTGAGGTATGACTTGAAATTCTCCACCCATCCCGACAATGAGTATTCTACATCGACAGTCGTCTCTATCCCTTCAGCTGTCTTCATCCCGCTGCCACCAAATTCTTGCTGTGCTTTTCTTGTTGACATGCCATAATACTTGCGGCACTTGATATATTCTCTGTCGCCATAATATTCATGCTTGTCGACATACACTAATGCGTTCGGGTTGCTCCACGTGTATTTTATGTGAGTTTCGCCACAAGCTTCTTCAGTTTTCGCGAATATTTTTCCAAGCATCACGAAATCTGCGCCAAGCGCTAAAGCTTTTATAATCTGGTCAAAGTTGCTGAACCCGCCATCTGCTACGATTTTCGGGTAGCCTATGTCTACGGACTTTAGTTTCGCTCTGCATATGTCTACAAGAAGACTTGCCATTGGATAGTGGACGCCGCCATTCGCAGAAGTAGTGCATGCTGATCCACAGCCAATGCCGCATCTCACATAGTCAATCACACCCGGATAATTTTCAACAATACAATAGTATGTTTCAGGATTAGCAATGTTTCCTACCATGAATGATATGTTATGACTAAATATCTCTTTTGCTTTGTAGCACAAGTCATACAATACTTTCATGTGCCCGTTAGCGATATCTACACAGAAATAATGTTTGACGTCGTCAGCAACCAATGACTTCCCTTTTTCTACAATCGTTTCCAGTTCAGCTAGACTAATTGCGACGAATGTCTTAGAAGAAAGTCCAAGTCTTGCTTCAAAGTCGATGTTTCTCGGAACGACTGCGTTGATGCCATGTTTGCTGAATGTCTCCCAATTGTTTTCATCAATCACACAGCTCATTGGTGCAGCAAACAACGGAAGACATCCTGATGAATAATACACATGACACTGGGATCTGCTGGATATGTCATTGAACTTGTTGGGTATGATAGTCACATCATTGAGACTATAGAGAATTTTTTCGTTCATATTCTTCTATTACTGGTTTCAATTTGTTGATTATTTTTCTAGCCATCGGGTCTATCGGGGAAAACAGCATCACTGTGTTTGGCTTGTTCTCGTCATAGATATGGAAATCCCATTTGCTAAGCCATGAATGAGTGTTTTTCGTTATCACAGGCATCAGTATGTTTTCCGTGTCGTCTTTCAATATCCACAGTTTCATCTTGCCGTCTGATGCCGTTCCAATTACTTTGTAATTGCTGTGTATGTAAATGTCTATGGCAGCTTTGTTGTATTTCGGCTTGAACACAGACGGGAAAACATTCGTCATCACATAGATGAAATTTGCAGCAATTGCCAATATGAGTATAGACACAATCATTTTAACCCAAATATAAAATAAAATAATTTATAAGTTTGCATATGACTTTATTTGGATCATCAGTATTGCGCATGTTCATCACATAAGGAGAAAGTTCGTACTCATTGTTGTTTATTTTTTCTGTAATCATTTCTTTAACATCATTGTTCATTGATGTCAATTGTATAGAAATGGAATACATGTCTTTTTCACATACATAATCCACCACAGTGAAATATGTCACATTGCCATAAGTTACTCCTCTGATCCCAAATCCTGCATCTTTTAAAAGTCTTATCTGGTTCAGTGTTCCGGCACAGACAACTCTGTCAAGCATGATTTTCCAGTCATCTGCTGGTATGTTGAACGGAATGTCTCCAAACAGCATAATGGTGTTGCGGTTAATGCCGATGCATTCATCAAGTGCAGAACCAGAAGAAAAAGACATCACTCTTTAGATTCAGTTGGCTGGCAATGTTCTTTGTTTAAATCAGATGAAGTCGTCGTCCAGCTGGCATCACTTGGCTCACAGACTTTTATGTTATATGTGGTGACAAATGGAAATGGTCTTGACTTCAAAGCATCTCCTGAATTGTGAAGTTCTCCTTCTGTTTCTTCATCAGCCTCATCTTTTTCTTCATAGTCTTTCAGCTTGTCCATTATCTCGTAGTCTATGACAGTGGTCACCTCATCACAGAAATATTCAATCACAGAATCTATCTCGTTCAGTTTCTCATAGAATTTTTCTGATTCATCAAACCAGTCTGGAGTCTTGACCACACAAGCTAGAATGACAAGCTTTTCCATTGCGTATCTGAACACATCATTGTAATCACAGTCAGGCGCTTCGTGAGCATGTTCCCAGCCGCAGAACCATACTGAGCCATGTTCTTCGTATTGTTCTACCGCTATCCTGTAGCACTCGCTTCTCGTGTCATATCTAATACCATTGAGATAATACTTTATCTTGAACAGCACATCAGACATCTTGTCTTCACTATGGTCAAGCATGCAGTATGTCTTCAACTCTATCTTGAAATTGTCACAAGCATCAGATAAGTGAGACACGTTTCTTCTGAATTCTTCTATAGCCTCTTCTGCTGGCACAAATGATCTTTCGTAACCCATATTTTATTTTTGTTATTTTTGTGTTTGCTGCTCGGCATAATAAGCCTTGCGGTTTTCAATTATCTTCTCAATGTTAACAATGTCATCAAACGTGCAGTTTCCGAAATATATGTTGTTCTTGTCGTGTCTGTCGTAGTTCGGCATAAAATATAATGAAACCAATTCAGCATTATCGTGCTTATGAACAATCACACTATTGAACATACCGAAAGCACACAGCACATCTTCATCCGCAAAAGTATCAATAAAATATTCCCAATCCGGAAAACTTTTGATATGCTTGACTATTGCTGCACACTCACTGCCAAGAATCTCAATATCCGCTCTGATTTTATGATAGCGGTTTCCTGCACTTTCAAGAACGTCTCTGATGTGGTCGCACCTTCTTGGCTCTGCTTCTTGCCTGTAAAAATTAACTCTGTTTGTGTTCATTTCAATTCAACGCTTGTTCAAGATTTATAAATATTACACAAATAACAAATAATAAAAACTTTTAACACTTTTCAAAATGAAAAAACTTTTTTCATGCATTGCTTTTTTGCTACTTCATGTAGTATCTGTCTTCTCCCAAAACACCATTTCTTTAGTTGGTGTCGATTCATCAGTCTCAAAAGACGCCAACTGCTTTGAATGTTTCTACAATGTGTATTCTGATTCATTGTTTCTTGGCACAGTGTATGCTATGACGTGCTACAGCCAAGAAGAGAACGACATCACTTTATGCTTGACTGATGACTCTGAAATCCCGGAATATGTATTGTACAAGTTCCCATTGAGTGATGATGCGATAATCATCATTGATGACTATGAGATGTCAGTATGTGACACTAGTTTAGCGTATGAAGTGTCATACGACAATGAGTATTTTCACATAATGCTTAACTTCACACTTGACGGGAAATGCTTCATCTATACCGGAAAAGTCGAAGTGTTTGATGATCCTGACTGACTACAGATAGTCAAGAAATCTTTTCCGGTAAGCTTCATACTCTTTATCAGTACTTGTAAGATCTGAATAAATCTTTGCTACATTTACGCTAGTGCTATAATTGTCCACTATCTCTAAAGTTCTGTCTTGGTCAAACCCATTGACAGGATTTATTATGTTAATCAAAGTTGGAAAATAGTTTATGACACGGTCAGTGTCAGTGTAACTTATCACTTGGACATTGCTGCATATAGATTCGTGAATCCGTACTGCGTTTTGCGTGTTGCCAAACAGACGGTAATGTGGAAAGTCAAGACTGAACTTTGCCATTCTCATTAGTTTTCTGCATTTTTCTGCATATAGTCCATTTACTATTATGTTGCTTGCTTTTTTATCTCTATACACATATGACATTCGTGCAGCCATCTCTTTTCGTACAGGTGTGTCTATCACTCCCGCAAAGAACAAGTCATATGTCTTTTCTGGCATGTCACCACTCAAGTCAACATACCTCAACGGCATGAACTTCCATTTTGGCTTCATTGTATCTGGATAATATCTCCTGTTCTCTATAAGAAAGTCCCATATCTCATAATACAAGTCAAGTGATTCCACAAAATGTGCGCGCCAGATGTTTGACTGTGGGAAATATGATTCTGCACTTAAATGTTCAAGGTTGTAATATATGATTCTGGAACACCCGCTTTTAAGCTGGCACAAATCAGCTCTATTGAAATAATAGTTCAATATGAATACTGTGTTGCTGTATTCCGGTGTGTCATAGTATTTAGCAATGATGTCGTCAATCACATGCAGTTCTTCATGTATGACAGACACATACTTATGCTTTATTATTCTATACATGATTATAAATAAGATATAGTATAAAATAATAAAAGCATTTTCTTTTTTTATGGCAATAACAGACAAGCGTCACAACGGTAGAAACACTTACAGAACAGACACTGCTAAATTCTTGTATGGCGGCCGGCTCGACAACATGTTCAAAGCAAGCAACAAGATTGTGAACGGGATGGAAGACCCGAGTTTCTTCGCGTTCAATTTCGGCATTCACCCGTCACATACTGGACTTTTCGGCAAGGAGACTGCGATGAACAACATGATATATAACATGAATTTCGACAACAACTACAGTGTATTGACATACATGAAGAATGCTATAAGTCCGAACACTGCGCTGTCTACAAACGTGACAGGCAGCAGCATAGAGCAAGCTGACCTGTCAAGCATGTACATGAAAGACGCAGCTGGCAATCTCGTCCCGAATCCAGCTACGAAAGGAATGAACATCACTTTTTCTAAAGAGTATGAAGACATGAAGAAGTTCGTGCATGGCTTTGAAGAGATAACGAAGAACCACCCGTACATGATGCAGTCTATAGACGGCCTCCAAGATGCTTACAAGAAATACTACAACTCGCATAAAGACTCATATCTCGGCGGCGGGAATGACAGCAAACTCAAGATAACATGTCTTGAAGCACTTGACCTTAGAATGTCAGCATTGTTCGACTCTTATTTCAGAGCAGTGTACAGCCACAAATACAGAAGAATGAATGTACCGAGAAACCTTCTCATGTTTGACTGCTGGGTGCTTGTTCATGACTTGAGGAACATCAGGGCAGACAACTCTACACTGTTGAGCGCTATAAACGGAGCGCCCGTGACTGACCGTATCGTGAACAACTTGTCTACTATACTGTTCGTTTTCAAGAACTGCATATTCGACATTGATGAGATCGGAACGATGCTCGAGACAGTCAACAATGCTGAAGCAAACCAGACAAAGTTCTCTTTCAACATCATATACAATGATGTCGAGGTTCGTCTCAACTCGATTGCTGACATACTTGAAGCAAAAGAAGAAAATGCAGCTTCAGTGTCAGAACCATATCGCAAATACTATGACCTGCTTGACATACACCAGCTAAATGACGAGCTTGGAACACTCAATCTCTCTAACGTAATGGCAAATATTGGATCGTCTATATTCAACTATGCTACACAAGGATCTTCTATGGGCAACATATATGATGACAGCTGGGCTGGAATACTCTCATCAATGATGTCAAGCATAAACAATGTCGGTGTGTCAAGCATCCTGAACTCTGCAATCGGCAAGGGCACGAGCATTCTGAAAAGCAAGACAAATGAAGTGATGGAAAAACTGCATGGCTGGGCAGAAAGAGAAGAGCCTGTCTCTTACTCATCAACGACAGGGGTCGCAAGAGCGCCGAGACCAGTAGAAATGCAGAACTCTGGAATAGGCAATGAGAATGTGTACGGCGAGACAAATCATGAGCCCGTCACGTTCTCTGGCGAAAATGTGTATTCGAACATGCATGTCCAAGAACCAGAACAGATAGTAAACGAGAACATATACACTGATGCGCCAAATGCACATGAAGCACTTGCCGAAGACAATGTGTATGGAACATTGCCAGAAACACCTGCGCCAGATTTCAATGAGTCTGTATTGACGCCACCTGCTCCTGCTGAGCCGTTCACTGGCGGTATGGCAGACATGTCTTCAAACAGCACACACGAAAACCTGCAAGGCGGGCAAGCGTTCAGCCCACCTGCTCCTGCTGCCCCATATCTTGGAGAAGATGCTGACATGTCCTCGAACGCGACACATGAAGACATAGAACCAGGGAAAGTGTTTGAAGCGCCGCCTGAAGCGCTGCAGCCAGACAGTCTCGGGACAGTCTACACCTTCACATCTACTTCTGTGACTAAGGCTGAATCTATACCTGATGTAGAAATACCGACGAATGTCTATGACCGCGTGATTGAAAGTGTTTCTAAGCCGATACCCATAGAGAAAATATTCATCGCCCCGAAAGAGCATGAAAAAATGGTAAATGAAAAAACGTCCACGCCCATAAGAGAGACTAAAGAGTCAAGTATGGAGCAAATGAACGTTTATGCAGAAAACACAAAAGAGCAGATCCGTGCCGAAATAAAAAGTATCGGCAACGTATATTAGTCTATGCCAAATCTACTTCTTTAGGTGCTTCTTTTTTCTGTTTTTCTAATTGAGAAATCAAGTCAGAGATATACCACTGAGCTTTTTTCAGATCCTCAATCTCTTTTTCAAGTGATGTCTTCCCGGCAGACTCTTTTCTACCAGCACGCAGAATGTATTTGATTGCGTTCCCACGGCAGAAGTCTAAGTGCCGCACGATGTCAATCACTTCAATGCCACATTCATTCTTCAACCAAGTGTAATGTGACGGATGGTTCACGTTGTCAATTTCCATATTTTCTTGATTTTTTGTTTGCAATAAATCTTCTAAGTACACAAATTCCCCGTCATAGGAGTCATGATCTCCTTCCCAGCATCGCCACACAAGAACGCACGGGTATGTCTTTGGCTTTCTAGTTGCACGCAGGGTGCATGAATCATCAGACTCGTGCCAATAGTCACATTCAATGCCGGTTTCATGTCCAACATCAGAATATTGAGATGCATACTGTCGCGAAATGTCGCCAATCGTGTTCAACACACAATAGTCAAAATATTCTTTGTCTGAATTTAGCAATACTGTTTCCATATTTTTAGAATTTACCAGCCGAGATCTTCATCATCGTCAATGCGGTCATCAATTTCTACTGCATGACTGCCTTCTTTGTTGTATGAAACAACTTCAATTTCACCATAGCCATCAGGTTCAAAGTTTTCCCAGTCAAGGATTTCATCAACCGGTTCAAAACATGTCATTTCACTACCATCAGGCATTTTGTAAGTGACTTCTTTGCATTTGAACTTGTAGTCATCAGGAGTCTCTTCAACAGGATCCCAATATACTTTTGACGGGCCAATTGTAATGCATCTAACCTCATCACAATTAGTAAAATCTACAATTTCTTTTTCGACAACATCAAAATCGTCATCGGTGTTCCAAATTCCAAAGGTGTTCACCCATTCACCATTTTTGTAACAATGAAAAATGGTTTCAGTTGCGTAGCATTTGTATTCAGTCATAATTTTATTTTCTTTCATTTGGAAAAGTGCGTTTCCTGTATTCTTTAACCATTGCGTCTGCTATGTCAAACGCTCGTTTCGCTGTAATCTCAGCAAAGCTATCTGACAATTCAGAAATTAGTTTGCTACTGCTTTCTTGAAGTCCTTGCATAGCGCTCACTGCACTATCAAGCCATAGTTTCATCTCAGCGGATGTCAAAACATGTAAACAGCAATTCTTTCCAGCCATAATTTTATTTTTTGAAAGCTACCACATGTCATTTTCGCCGCGTTCATTGAACTCAAGCACTTCTATACCATTAAGTGTTATGAAACTCAATTCATAAAACCCTTTTCCAAAGTCATATTTCGGAAGAAGTTCCAATGCCTCTTCTTTAGAAATTGTTCTTGCGCCTGCACCTTTCCAACTCCAGCCGTAACGATACATGCATGGCTTTCCGGATTCGATCCATTTTTTTGCTTGTTCTTTATTTTCTGCATTCATTTTATTTATTTTTTTAGATTTCTTTATTCTTGTGTTTTATTTTTCTTGTGTAGACTTTCTTTGATTTGACAACACAAGCATGACATAACGGCTTGCTGTGATTTGCGATCTCCTCATCACGAGCAGCTTTCTTTGCTCGTTTAAGTCTGTCTATAATTTGTTGTACTTTATTTGGCTTTTTCATCAGGCATTTTTGCAAATTGTTTTAGAGACTCATGAGGATCGAGTTGTGGAATGTTTCGTATCCTTCCTCGTCGCACAGCATGCCGTCGTTTCGGATGACGAAAGAGACGATGCGGTAGTCTTTCATGACTCCGATTACGCCATACCATAATTCATTGAGAGCATCGTTGTCGTCCTCCCAGTATTTCTCTGCGGTCGGAATCTTGAGCTTTCTTGCCTCTTTCTGGATCGGTTCCATGTCTGCCCAGAACTGTTCCCACAGCTTTTTTCTCTCTGCTCTCTCCGATGCTGGAAGGTCGCAGACAGCAAAATAGCTGTTGCTCGGCTGCTGGCTGCCGACTGCGTGGTACAGTTTGTTGTAATCGCTTCGTCCCCAGTAGATGTCGTTCACAGGATCATCCATTTCATAGGTCGTTCTCTCTGGGACGTATGCGCCGCTCAGCACTATCATGTTGTCGCCTTCGCCGCCCCACTTCTTGAAGAATGCGTCAACGAGACTGCGGAACTTTCCAGCAGCCTTTCTCTTTTCTGCTTCCTCGAACTCTTGCATTTTCTGATTGAGCTCATCATCTGAGTACTCAGAAAGCACATCAAAATTGATTTCGCCGGCCGTGTCGTAGTCGGCGCCTTTGCTCACTTTACGGGACAATTCACGCCACTTGAGCAAGCTTTTAATGTTTTTTACGTCTGTCTTGTTCATATTATTGAAGATTAAATTTTTAATAAAGATAATATTCAAATGCGTGTAGCTTTAAGATTTATTTTTCCCAGTCGATGTTGTCAAGCATCTTTGGCCATTTGTTCTGCAAGATGTCAGCGCATTTGTCAAACTCTACACAGTAGTCATACAAGCCAAGTTCTTTGATGCGGTTTTCCAATGATTCAGACATTGACGCAGCTTTGCGTGCATTTTCTCCACCATTCCGCGAAGCAATGCCATATTCAATCATTCTTATGTAGTCAGAAAAAACCCGTTTGAACACTCTGAACACATAGAAGTAATGCTGCAGTGCCATCTGTGCAGTGCTCATGCTATATGTCGTCAGGTAGTTGAAGAATGACTTGACCTCATCAATAGACGGGATCCATTTTAGAAGGTCACGCTCTAACTCGTCAGAGTTCTTCGGCATCCCGTTCGTCTTTGCGTCAATGCACATCTTGATGATTGCGTTCTCCACTGCAGTTGTTGTAGAGCTTCCGTCCCTGTTGCAGATTTTTGGAGCTTCTTTTCCATACACCCACACGTCTTTCTTTATGCGCTGCAAGTCGACGACTTTAATCATCTTCACGAACTTGATGAATTCCGAGACTGTAGTCGGATCAAGCGGAGACAGCTCTTGCTTCAGTTCAGAATCACTGAACTCTGTGATGTCAAAATCGCCAAGGAACTGGTGGTCCTTGCTGCCGATGTGCTTCAACGCAGACGCGATGCTGAGGTTCTTGCAAGCAAGCTCCCATGTTCTTGGCGTGGTGAACTTCTTGTCTTCAGCGCCAGGGTTAAGTTCAGAGTCACAAGTGACATTGTAGTAGAAATGCTCGGGATTGTCTTTGATCCAGTCAAGCAGCACTTTGTTCATGTACGGACGAGTCAATGCCCAGTCTCTCCATTCAGAATATTTGGGCACATAGTTGAACTGGAGTCCGAACCTGTTGAAGAACGCGAGCCCAATCTCATGGACTCTTTCTGGATCATCTTCCATCCTGTTTCCTGCTGCGACAATCCCCCAGCCAGAGCCAATGTGCCACCCGTCACAGAACTTGCGTTCGATGATGTTCTTGATTACATCTTCAGCATCAGGGTTGCAGCGGTTTATCTCATCAAGGAAAATAAGTCCACGGCCAAGATTCTTGTCTGCGTTCCAGTCAACGCTTGCCTTGCATTTCTCCTCATAGTCTGGATCTTTCGGGCTTGGCATGTCTCCCACCGGCTTGTATGCGGGTATGTAGCCGAACGGGCACTGGACTGCGCGCCGCCCGTCTTGCTCAGTGGGCCGGTCGTATCCTGGAAGTGAGAAACTCGAGCGGTCCATGTCTTCTGTTCTAAGAACAACTAAATTGATTCCGCCCTCACGTTTGAACTCGCCCTGGTCTATGACTTGCCCGAACTGCTGTTCGATGAAGTCATACACGATCTGAGTCTTCCCGATTCCCGGTGCGCCAAACACAAGGAGCATCTGGCTTTCTGGAAAGTTGAACACGCGGCTCAGCATCTTGACGAACACATCTTTTGATATGTTGTTGTGCTTGAACTGCCCGTTTAATTCTAATGTGATTTTCTTCATAAATAAACTATTCTATTATAAGTTTTTACAATTGTTTCAATCCAGTCATCCCATATTTCTTTCACAATCCCATATTTCCACACGCGGTCACTCACGAAAAAATAATAAACAAAAACTTTTGCTGCTTCAAAAACAAGAAACAGTATCGACAATATTATCATAAACGGGAATGACATTGCGACAAACAATGCTATCACTAAAATTGCTTCGACATATTTCATAGGTCATGTTCTTTACGATATTGCTGCCATTCAATGACAGAGGTGATTATGTTCATCCCGCTGTTCTCCATCTCGATGTCAGCTTCAATGCTTTCAAGAGCTTCCTTCAATGTCCATATGTTCTTCCCGGGCTGTGGCGCAGCACAGAACACTGCATTCTCTCCTTTCTCTTCAATCTCCTTCTTGAAGTCCTCAATCAAGAACTTCTGGATCTCTTGTCTTGTCATGCCATCTTCAAGCCAGTCTCCTTTCATTGCTATAATTTTTAGTTTCAATTTAATATAACAAAAAACTCAGAAAATTTTATAAATAATAAAAACAAAAGCATGAAGATACTAAACACAGACCAATTCGTGTCCGAACGAGTGAAAGTCAAGCCAGTCACTAATGCAGAATTGGATAAATTCAAAAAATACAGATATTTTCCAAACACAAAAGACGAACTGCAAAGACTTATAATAGAACATGTAGAGAAAGACGGAGACGAATGCGACTTGAATGACATATACACTGGAAACATAGTTGACATGTCTTATCTATTTTCTATTAATAAACTATCAAAGTTCAATGGAAACATATCTCAATGGGATGTCTCAAATGTCACAAACATGGAACATATGTTCAAAAATGCAAAAAAATTCAACCGCCCGATTGGTGGCTGGGACGTTTCAAAAGTATATACTATGCGGCACATGTTTGAAAACACAGAATCATTCAACCAGCCAATAGGAAACTGGACAGTCAGCGCAGTAAAAAACATGGAAGCGATGTTCAAATGCGCACGTGCGTTCAACCAAGACATAAGTGAATGGGATGTCTCTAATGTCAACAATATGGGAGAAATGTTTCGCGGAGCAGTCACATTCGACCAGCCAGTTGGCGAATGGAAACAGAAAGTGTCTAATGTTAGAACAATGTATAGCATGTTCCGCAGTGCTAAGATGTTCAACCATCCGATAGGTGATTGGGATGTCTCAAAAGTCACTGACATGAATGCTATGTTCTTCAATGCAGAATCATTTGACAAAGACATAAAAGACTGGAATGTTTCATCTGTCGTTGACATGAGTTACATGTTCTACAACGCAGCATCATTCAACCAGCCAATTGGCGAATGGAAACAGAAAGTTTCTAAAGTCTGCTATATGAGTTACATGTTCAATTGTGCAGAAAAATTCAACCAAGACATAAGCGAATGGGATGTGTCAAATGTGATAAGCATGGCTCATATGTTTGATTGTGCAAAAGCATTCGACCAGCCAATTGGCAAATGGGGAGAAAAAATGTCTAAAGTGTATAGTATGGAGAACATGTTCACAAACGCCATATCATTCAACCAGCCATTGAAAGACTGGAATGTGTCAAAAGTGATTACCATGAAAGAGATGTTTGATGGCGCTATAAGTTTCATGCAAGACTTGTCAGGATGGGACATCACCAGCCTGTATCATAAGACTCATATGTTCAAAAACTGCCCGATGTCAAAACATAGAAATCTGCAGCCAAAGAAAAACAAAAACAACATTTCATCTAATGACATCTAAGACATTTTCATATCTTAGACATATAATCTATTTAAGCTTATTCTAAATTGATTAGATGACATCTAACTTGATTAGAGCTCTAGAGCTCTTTAAGTCTTAAGTAATCTGAAAAAAGATTCATCTTGTATTTTCATATAATCCAGATTTTGCATACTTTTCATCTAATGAATTGCATGGCAATAAGATACGATGAAAAAACTTTTTCATAATAAATTTATGATGAAAATTTATAAATATTCAAATAGTTTATTTTTATTATGAAAGTTTTAAGTGCAGACAAATTCATTTCTGAACGAGTGAAAGTCAAGCCAGTCACTAATGCAGAATTTGACATTTTGCAGAAAAAATACGGTAAATATGTATACTTTCCACAAACAAGACTTGAACTCATACATATAATTGACGAACGCATAAAGAATGAAGGCCCCGAATGTGACTTGAACAACATAGACACATCAAAGATAACTGATATGCATAGACTGTTTGTTTCATCTGAACTTAGATTAGAATTCAATGGTGATATTTCTAAATGGGATGTCTCTCATGTAACTGACATGGGAGGAATGTTTCTGCGCGCTGATTTCAATGGCGACATATCAAAGTGGGACGTTTCTAATGTCAATAATATGAGATATATGTTTTTTGGTTCTAAATTTGCTGGTGACATATCTGGATGGAAAGTCAAACAAGATGTGAAACACATTTCAATGTTCGATTTATGCCCCATAAATTATGACAAAAGCAAGCAGCCAAAGTTCACAGACTATTAAACAAGCTAGCGAACTACCGCTATGCTAAAGACATAGCGGTTTTCTTGAACGAATTTTATAAAATTTTACGGAATCATCCCTTTAGTCTTGTAAAAATTAAATATTTCAAACATCTTAATTTCATTGACTAGACATTTTCATAAAAAGCCCGTATCACTACGGGCTCAAGGAAAGGAGGAGTCTGACTGGCAGTTTATCTTATCACGTCATGAACGATGTTTTCGGATGATCCGAATGCAGGGTCAAGACATGTGAATTCTATGATAGGATTGTCATGCGTTATTTCTGAAGCAAGGACAGTGTCAGCTAAATCATATGTTTCTCCGGTGTATATCATTATGTTTTTGCCGTTAAGCGTATTGACACTCAATGACGGGAACACCAGTCTTATGTTCTGGCCTTCACGCCAGTTGTTGAGTGTGGAGTCAATGTAAATCTTTATGTCATACACTGCTGGTATCGAGTCATCAGTATGTATTCTCAACATGTTTGAAGCAGGCTTCAGTATCGTGTAGACATCATTGTCTGTTCTTGTCTGGTCATTCAGCACCATTGGATGGTCTTTATTTATGATTCCACCACCGTTGTTAAGAGTCGTCTTCATTATGTTGTAGCCATTGTCCGATGAGTTTATAGTGACCATGTTTGGCGTGCTGCTGTCTACATATGTGTTGTAGCCCGAGCGTATCACATCAGTGTTGTATTGAAGAGACACATTTGCCCTGCCATTCATTATAGAGTCGATGCGGTCGCTCAAGTTGGCAATCAGGTCAAGCAGTGAGTTCCTGTCTGCGAAAGCGAGGTTCGCGTTCTCAAGAGAATCAGAAAGCTCTTGCACTCTCTGCGAAAGATGTTCATAGTCAGATATAGAAGCCATCAGCAGTTCAAGTGCTGAAAGCCGGTCTTCTATGGAACTTAAAGAGCCTCTTGTCTTCGTGAACATCTCCACACTGTCTTGCATTCTTGCGATTGCGTCGGCGAACAAGCTCATCGAGAAAGTGTTGTATTCATTGACGAGACTTGTGATTCCGTTTTTGTCTGGCTCTATGTCGATTCTCAAATTGAGTTTGAAGCCGTAAGAGTTTCCGTTCTGCATTCCGGTGACTGGCTTGTATTTGGGGTATCTCTGGAAATAGTCCCAAGACTCAGACTTCACGTCATCAAGGAACAGTATGCCATACAGATTACTAGTCTTTGTACCAGTAGAAACATCAACAATGTCATAATACACCAGCACTGCATTGAACTCGAAACTGTCACCCGTCTTGTTGAACTCGTCCATGTTAGCAATATGGTTGAGGACGATGTCAGCATACGAGTTCGTGTTGAAGTCTATGCAGATGCCATCCACTGTAGTCTTGTACATGTTCACACCATCATTTGGTGATTGTTCATGGCTGTAGTTGTCCACATTAGTTGACGGGCTGCTTCCCCAACTACAAGAAGAAGCATTCACATACTGGTGGTCATCTTGCACATCATACAAAGCTCTCTCATCAACAGGATGCGTGTCGTATGTGCTTGCGTCTTGCCCAAGGATGTAGTCTTGGTTGTTGAACACTTGGCTTGTGGCGCCGTCATTGAAGTTGTCATCGAACTCTTGCTCAAACAAGACGACTGGCGTGGAGCCATGTTCCGAAGGGATATGCACGTATATTTCTGTGTAAGCTTCATTGGCGATGTCGACATTGTTCGTTATGTCAATCGTCCCGATGTATTTCACTACGTTCTCATAAGCATACCCTCCAGCTTCATAGCCCTCGACAAACCGCACTTCTTGTGCGTTCTGCAAAGCAGGAGCAATCTTCGCTTGGTCGAATGTCCAGTTGATTGCGCCTGTCTGAGCAAGCCAGTGCCAGAAAACTCTCTCAGCGACAGAACGGTCTGTCGTGTTGTCTGTCGAGTTGCTTATAAGCAGTTCCTCATAGTTGAACACATAGTCTTGCAACGATTCAGCAAGAAGCTGAGAAGTCGGTTTCACTGAGCCAGCACTTCTGTCGAGCAGATGATGCACGCCGCCGAGTTGTGTCAAGTTCCTGTCTATGCTGATTGGCACTAAACCACTGTTGTTTGGCGTTGTCGAACCATGCTCGTAGTTACTTGTGTTTATGAAATCTGGAATGTTTATGCAGACAAAATGTGAAAAGACGATTTCTTTCTGAGTGTTTGCCATGCATTTTGACAAATCTCTCGCAGCACTTGAGAATGTGTAGAATGTAGTGCCTTGGGGATTCAACGGTTTTATTAACGGAGTGAATGCCATATTTTTATAAATAAACTAATATCTAACTAATTATTTATAATTTATGGATGACTTGACTAATTTCAAAAAACTTGCTGCTGTCAGAAAACAGCTTGTGAACACTTCGTCATTGACGAGAAAAAGAGAGATACTTGAGCAATACAAGCAGAACAGTGATCCGGACTTCAACACACGGGTTTTCAACCTCATAACGAACAACCATATAAAGTTTCACGTGTCTGCAAACAAGGTCGGGAAATCATTCGCAGTCAAACGCATCGGTGATGAAGATCCAGTCACGACAGATGAGGGGATCTTCGCTTTGTATGACAAGCTTGCGAACAGAGACCTCACTGGAAATGCTGCGCTTTCTGCGTGCACTTTGATGTGTGACGCTCTTCTCGAGATTGATGTCGATGTCGCGCAACTGTTTCTTGACATCCTTGACAAGAACTTGAAATGCGGCGTCAGTTCAAGCATCATAATGTCTATATTTGGAGGAGAATCAAGTGGCATCAAGAAGAATTTTGGCGTCGCGTTGGCAAACAAATATTTTGACAGAGTAGACAAAGTTAATTTTGAGACTCAAGACTGGTACGCAAGTAGAAAATGCGACGGACTGCGTTGCATATGCATAAAAGAAAATGGAATCGTGAGGTTTTTCTCAAGACAAGAGAAAGAGTTCACGACACTTGGTGTTCTGCAGAATCTGATTGAGCAATGTGAAGAAGACAATTTCGTTCTTGATGGCGAGCTCTGCACAGTTGACGCAAACGGTGATGAAGATTTCCAGGGAATCATCAAACTTGCCAGAAGAAAAGACTTCACTATTCCGGATCCTTTCTACCAGATATTTGACATGCTGACTCTTGATGAGTTCTTCGACCGTGCGACATCTCCAAACTTCAGTGCACGCATAGAAAGGATGAAACAGTTTTTCTCAAAGAACGCGGCATTGCTTTCAAACAATGCGAAAATACTCAAACAGACATTGGTGGAAGACATCGACCATTTCAACCAGCTTTTAGATGAAGCAAGAGCAAAGAACTGGGAGGGACTGATGATAAGAAGAGACGTGCCATATGAAGGCAGGAGAACAAATGACTTGCTTAAAGTGAAAGACTTCCTTGATGACGAGTTTGAAGTGATTGACTATGAAGTTGGCCCGATGAGAATGGTGGAGAACGGCAGACAAGTAGAAAAGAATGTTCTCACGAATGTGATTATAGACTACAAGGGAAATAGAGTGAGTGTCGGCAGCGGCTTCAGCAAAGAAGAACGCTTGCACTTTGCTGAGCATCCTGAAGACATTGTCGGACATCAGATAACAGTCAAGTATTTTGAAGAGACTACGAACCAAAGCGGAAAGCCGAGCATGAGATTCCCGACAGTGAAACATGTATATGGAAGAGAAGGCAGAACAGTATAACACAATTATAAATGCATTACGTAAAAGATCTAGTATTTTTCAGCAAGACTGGAACAAACTATGGTTTCAAGTATGACCCTGGTTCTGAAAAATGGTCGGGGTCTATAATCATAGATCCAGTGTCAGTTGGCTTGTTCGAGACTGAGAAAATATATGTCATGCAGAAGTATGTCATATTGGAGCATCAAGATCTGGACATGGGCAACACTATAGACTATGTGTATGGATATCCAGCAACTGCATTTGCTCCGAACTCGACGGACTATTATGAGTTCAGATGGGAAGAAGAGACGAAAGAAGTAGACGAGATACAGATGTTCGGATTTGATTCTGGAGCTTGCCCGCCTGAAGACACATCATCGTTGAGGTATAGTGACTACAACTGCCCTGACATAAACTACATGGATGCTGTCAAGATTGAGAACCTTAGATCTAATCCGGTTGAGTTTGACCATGTAGACCAGGATGCGCATGACATAGTTTACAAGAAAAACGCAGAATGGAGATCTCAAGCAGCTGCAGTGGACATTTGTTTCTGCAACAGGAATGACGAATACATGACATTCCGCAGAGACTTGAAACTTTATTATGTTGACGCAAACAATGTTGAGTACCATATTGGCACATTTGTCGTGTATGCAAAATCTGTAGAAGAAGATGAGCGTCTGACAACGATGTGCCAGAATCTCGGCTATGACATCAACAATGTAGACTTCAGCATATTCCAAGATTCTGACATAAAAGAGCAGCTTGTTGACTATGAGTTGATGAACCAGAAGAGAAAAGAAATCATAATGGAAGGACACAACATCTATTCTTACATTGGCTCATACAAATCACTCATCAATGCGATACGCTTTTTCGGTTATGACAATGTGTCTATAAGAGAATGGTGGAAAAATGTTGATGTCACATCTGAAAACTATGGCAAGCATTTTTCAGCTACGAATTATTCTCTGTCTAATCATGAAGTGATACACGACTCGACAACAGTCACATTGCCTTCTAAAAAGTTCAGAAAGACCGGAAAGCTTTCACTTGCTTACAGGATAAACACTTTGACTGGTGGTTCTGAGCCAAACTCTTATTATGGGCATGAATATCCCGAGACTTATGAGAACTTCACTTACACGATAGAAGAAGCTGTCATAAAGCTTTATGGACTCAAACGAAAGCTTGAGAAAGAGTTCTTGCCGCTCAACACAAGAATCATCGACATCATAGGCGAAGCTGACTCATTTCATGTATCAACAGTGAGACACACTATGACACAGAACACTTTGTTCTGCAATTCATCAGGAGCAAAGAACAACTTCAGTGTCTTGGGTTCTCCGAATGGATGTTTCTACATTGAAGACTTGCGTCCGTTTGGCATTCATGCAAACACTTTGCCTGCTGGAAATGGTATTGTCGGTGAATTGAGACAAAGTTCACCAGCATTCATTCCAGCATCATCTAACAACCAGTCGTTGTATGACTCTAATCTTGAAGATGTCACCGAGTTCGGACAGAATGTGATTGGCGACTACAACGCGAACTGGCCAGAAACGCAAGATCACCAAGAGGTGCAAGTGTCAGCTGACTTGGGTGACGTGCAGAATCTTGATGTGATGCCGCCATATGAAATGACAGGCAACAACTTGTTTGGCGTTTCAGGCACTACATTAGATGACAGCACTCCTTGGATATATTATGTTTTAGCAAATGATTCTAACTACGGGAATTATTATCTTGCTGAGTTCAGTGACTATTATCCAAATCTGGTGAACACTGCTCTGCAAGCCAATGATTTCGAGACTGACAGCAACACATGTCTTCCCGACAACGAGAACATTCCTGTCGGAGCACTTGTAGAACTTAAAGTTGATGAGAATGACGTTGTGTGGAATGATTTCATATACACTTGGGACTATGTGCATGACATCACTTGGAACTATCTCAACATGTATGCTTCAAATATATCTCGAGTAGAATGGGTGCTGCATAAAGACGCGGACATCAATCCTGGTTTTGATGTGACGATATGCGGACTTGTGTCTTCAGGCTATGCTGATGTCGGCGTCGTCCTGCCATATGTAGGCGACTATGACGTGACGATGAACTTGTATGACTGGAACAACAATGTGAGTGTCATAAAGAAAGAAGCTGCGATAACAGTCTGCCCAAAAGAAGTAGAATTCACTGGCTGGTGCAGAATGAGAACGAAGACACTTGACTGGACGACTGAGCGTCCTTGGGATTCTTTGAGCTGCACTTGGAGTTTCCCGTTCACGAACAACATGACTTGGAATGACTTGCGTTCTGCAACATACACTGCTATGGATCGTGCGTCATTCCTTGGCGAATACGAGGGGACAACTGATTTGGATGAAAGCATGCTCATCTACAATTTTGCGAATGATGGTCCGAGTGTTCTTGAAGACAACCGCGGGGCATATATCTGGAACAACCTTGATGTAGCTTGGCAAGACATGGATCATCTATGGTGGAACGCGATGTGCATCACTGGTGACATCCCGTGTTATTTTGAACTCGGATGCTTTGACACAAGTGGAAACCCGATTGATTCTCCGGAAGCAGTTGATGCTGGTGTCAGTGACTCACTTGGCGGCAAATGGCTGGAGCTTGTCAATAGCAACAACCAGTATGCTGCTTTCAGATTTCCTGTTTCTTATTCTGGAAACCTCAACTACATGGCAGAAGTAGTCAGACAGCTGAATGAGTCTACTAATCCAGTGATAAGCCAGTTCCATTATTCTTACATATGGGACTATGACTCAAGTCATGCTGCTTCTCCATACGAACTAGAAATCCCCGACGGGTTCAGAATAATCGGCGTCTCTAAAAACAGCGGCAAGACAGGAGACATGAAATACATTGGCGTCGTTTCTACACAGTATCTTGCTAATGTTGGCCAGGACAACATTCTAAACATTCATAGAGATCCGGACAATTACCAGTTGAGGTTCTCCACAAATTCAGTCGAATGCAATCCGAACTGGAATGACTGCGTGTGCATCAACAATGTGACGAGAATACCGGCATACACGGACATAAACTTCAACTACACAAACTGCAGGATATGGGGAAAGAAAAACCCTGTATGGAAACTTACTAATCTCAACACTGGTACTACATTCACATCAACGAACAAGCATTATCACAGACTGTTCAAAGAGAAAGGATGCTGGGAGGTGTCACTTACTTTGAATGACACAAATGGCAACACATACAGCACTGCAAGGAACATGTTCATCATCGAGTGATGTCAGGGAATTCTTCTACTTCGCAGGAAAATATTCTGTCTTTGGCAAAGTTTTTCCATATCCACCAAGATCCTATTCTCTCTGCCAGAAAACAGTTGCTTTGCGGGCCAGCATACCTGTCTTTCTCAAACAGCACGCTGAACATGAAATCACAGTATCTTGTGAAATCGTCTCTTTTCATTATGAACATGTTGTGCCAGTAGCATTCATTGTTGTCCGGAATTCTTATATAGTCGCTAAACGACTGTTCAGCTATGATGTGTTCTACTAAATCAATGTCTCGTTCTGCATGAGATCCGTGGCTGCATGGCCCGCAGTCAATGTACTGCTGTCGCACTTCACATGGCCAGATACAGCGTGGAGCCACAGCATCAAAGTTTTCTGGTATAGTGTTTACGGGAAGTCTTCTTCTTTTCTGGAATATTCCGACTTCGTCAGGAATGTCGATATAATTGTATATCTGCCATATTCCTCTCAGATGCCGGTATTGTTCTGAAAAACTGCAGAGGTTGTTGTCTATTGTAATGTGCTCATAGTCAAGACTATAGCTAGGAGTGATTTCAGTACAAATATATATCATAATGTCATTTCAGCAAATCATCAAAATCTATGCTGTCATACCAGTCTATAAAATCATTTTTGCTTTTACAGATGCTCTGTAAATTCGGCACATGCCATCTATAGATTCGGTCAATATAATACCGATTGGTGGTGGAATATGGAAAATTGTCATGAAACACACTTGATTGTATATACACAACAGTTTTATTAGAAGAAATGGAAGAAAAAATAGTTCTTGCAAAAATGTATGGATACTCTACGGCATAGCCAAATATATTTTCTACATATTTATTTGGAACAGCGATTCTCGGCAGACTTTGTTTTACATTTGCATGATGATCTGTTATGAAGATTATCCAGCCTGGCTGCATGTCATCAATGCTTTTCATTGATGACAGTGAAACGGGACAAGGCTTGTTTGTTTCTATTTCTTTTTTAATATGTTCCATTTCTGCATTTGTGACAGGCTTGAACTTCATTCGTTCAGAAACAAAATTATGCATGCTTAATATTTTCATTTGTTTTCTAATGTTTAAGTGCTTTTCTGACTTTTGGCTCTAATTTGTGGTTGTCTTTTATGAAGTCTTCTAATGTGTCGTATGTTTTCACAAGTTCAATGAATGCGTCAGGCGAGAACTGCCTGAAGTTCTTTCTTTCAATGTCCCAGTACACTACATACTCATCGCTTGGCTTGTTTGCGTCTTCATTGTCAGAAGGCTCCCAGTAATGCTTGATGAAGTCTTCTTTCAATGTGCCGTAAGCATGACGTTTCTCTCCATCCAGTTTTCTGTAATAGAACTCGCAGAAATGGTCTTGCAACTCATTTTTTATGTTCGTGCTGAACTTTTTCTCGAATACCGCGAAATCATATATGTATTTCATGACTGCATTTTATTATACTACGCTCCACACAAAAATGAACAACTGCAAGAAACATATGATTTCCATGAAGAAGATCCATGCTTTGTTGTCTACATCGACTGAATAGTCTTTGTTGTATACTGCAGGCGTGTTCACTCCTATCAAGATGAAAGCTGCATATGACATCACCATACTTGCGATTCCTATCGGATTGACAATGCCAACCCACACGCTGGTCAAGACTATGACGATTAGAGAGCACATATAATGAATGGGTTTTGTCCAGCCATATTTCAAGAAATTCTTCGGCTTGAAACTTTCTATCATGTCTCTCATGAATTCTTTGAATGACTTATGCGGGACTGCTTTGCTTTTCATGTCATCCATAGTTATAGCAGGCACATAGTCATCATCTTTCTTCGGGCCTGACTTGTATCTGCAGCTGACGCCAATCATCGACATTCCAATCATGACGACAATGGGAATCCAAGAGATGTTTGAGGGAGAAACGGTGAACCACCACAGTCCAAACGGGATTGCTGTGAGGACACACCATGCGCTGAACATCCAGTCCCATTTGTTTGGAAGCAGATAATAGGTTTCTGAAATTGATGTCGGAACCCCGAATTTGAACACTATGTATATCACATAAGCAAAGCAGAGAACAATAGAGATTATTGGTAATGCTATCATGCGTTTGTTATATTTTCAGTCTGCACATTCTCATAATAGAATTGAGCTTCACTGTATTTATACCGATGTTAGCGCCTATGGTCTCTATATGTGTGCAGAAACTGTTAGCATATGCAAGTGTCGAATCTCTTTTTTCTTTTGGCGAGCGTTTCCTGTCTTGCTTGTTCAAGTCTTTCGCCATTTTGTCAAGACATCTATTAAGTGCGCAGACTTCATTTGTCGTGTGCAAGAATCCGAATTCTTCAAGCGGATTGCTATAACAGTTGCTTCCATCATACCCGTAAAACACAGTATGGTATGGAGTGACTTGCTGGGCCAGCAAGTCAATGTATATTCTTATATATTTGTTCCCGTCTTTTCCTGTAAGTTCATCAGCTATGCCAGCTTCTCTTATTTTAGCAAGATTGTACATAAGAAGACGAGAGTTCTTGAAATGGTACCAGCCTTTGCTCGTGTCATATACATGTTCATTGTTTATTAGCAAATAGACATCTTTCGTCGCATTGTAAGCTGACATGCTTAAAGTCAAATAAGGACGTTCTTTGTCGTAATACACTCTCTTTGCGTCAATCAGCAGTCTTTTGGCCTCGCCATTCTCTTCAATGATATCTAATATGAAGTCTATATGTATGCGATTATAATAGTCTTTTTCTGCAGGTGTCAAATTTGGGATGTTCACTTTGCAGCCGCCAACTAAAAAAGATGATATTGTGCATTGCAGGTACACATATTCATCAAAGTTTTCTGTTTTCCATCCTACCTCAGGCAAATTGTAAGAGCCATATCTGTAGACATCTTGCTGTTCATGCAATTTATTGCCGTTGCTATCAGTCTTCATTTTTACCGGAAATTAAATGATCATACTGCTGGTGATATTTTTTCACAAAGTCAAGAAAATACTTTATCCATATTTTCAGTTCATCTACAGAAATCTCGACAAGTTGTGGCGTGTCATTCTCGACAGCAATCCACAACTCTGCTCTGTCAAGCGCGATCCCGTGCATTTCATAGTATGCGAAATAATATGCTGCTAACTGCATGTAATAGCTAGTGAGCCAGTCTGCTTTCTTCTTTCTCTTTGAAGTCTTGAAGTCAAGCAGCACTTTCTTGCCGTACTTGTCTTTGTATATGCAGTCGACTCGACCAGCATAGCCGCCATTTGCCAATGACCACAAAGTGTTCTCCATCTCAATGATGGAATCTACTTTCTCAAAAAACCCGCAGATATAGAGTGAATTGAACAGTGAATTGCCGACCTTGAGTTCTTCTTGGGTGTACCCGTTTTCTGAAATGAACGTCTCCATTTTCTCATTGACAGATCTAAGGCGTTCTTTTTTGTCTTCAATGTCTGAAGTGAACCAGTATTCTAGTTTCTGGTGCATGCAAGTGCCACGGTTCGCCGCGAACTTGCTTATGCGGTCAGCTTCTTCTTCACCAATCTTCTTTCTCCAGTTTTCAAGTGATGACTTGTCTCCCATTGCGCCAAGGACTGTCGTGACACTTGGCAGAAGATGATGCTTGCCCTCATTGTCTTGTATGTGGTAATACCGCTTGTTGTCAATTGTTTCGGTATGTGATAGACTTTCGTTTGTTGCCATTTATTTCACTATATAGTTGATTAAGAAAAATATGCCTATGCCAATTCCTGCTGTAATAATTGAATATAACAAAAGTTTCCACCATTTTGTGTATCTTCTTTCTGGCGCAAGCACTATCAGGATAGAGTCAGTGTTCTCAAACCGCTCGAATGTAGTGGGATAAATAATCAAGTCAGAAAGACGGAGTTCAGTGAGAAGTTCAGACACATCAGAAAGACTGTCTTTTATGTAGTTTTCAATCATCATGTTCTGCACGACAGAGTCTTTGCGTGTCTTCACGGGAATGTTCACAATCTCGTCTGGTATGTTTACCACCGTGTAAAGCCTTCCAAGCCAGTCATAGTCAAAACCAAGTGCGTAAAAACTGTTCTTGTTGCTTTTGACTACATGCTTTACGGTTTTCCATGTACGAAATTCTTTTATTATATTTTTTATAAACATATATTATTGTTTTAACTGTTTTGCTATTGTCTGGATTTCAGAAAGCTCAATCGGCCTGAACCCCCAGAAATCTGTTCTCACACTTATGCGGTTGTCGGCGTTCAAGTCTTTAGAAGATTCCATCGTGCCACCATGCAGATTCATCGTGCCACTTTTCTTGCCATTCCATTCTAACAATGGATAAAGCGACAATGTTATCCCGTACCTTGCTAAATCTATAATTGAGTCTTTCAGAAGTATGACATCGGGATGAAATGTCTCCGTTATGCTTGCGATTGAGTTCAGGATTTCTTCAGATGTGAGAAGCCCGAATGTGTCATACAGCATAGATTCTTGCTTGTCATCCAAGAAATGCGCCTTGTATATTTCGCTAAGCAATGTCATCTCATCAAGATAAACATCATCTACGCGGAGGATGTTCTTGTCTGATTCTGACAGCATCATCACCTTAGTCCCGCGCAAGTCAGCCAATGTGTTCTGTGCACGTGTGCCATCATAGACGCAATTGCCAAGTACGAAGACGATGTCATCGTTACCGACAGTAGTGTTCCATCTTTCGATGATTGTGCCGTTCATCTCTTCAACTGATGAGAACGGACGTTTGTAGATATCGATTATGTTGTTTCTTCCAAGCCACAAATCACTTGTAAAGAAGATTCGAGTAGAAGAAGTTTTCTTCTTTCTGCTTTTTGCCATTTGATAAAGTTTTAAAGTTAATACTACAGAATTATACCATAGTGTATTTATAAAACTTCATCAGATGCTTACGAATTTCTTATGTCGTCGTGATTTTCTTCTACAATAAGCACACATTTGTCGAGATCCGGAAGTCCGTTCCTGTACGCAGGTTTCTGTTCTTTTTCAATCTGTGTGATTTTGCAAGTTGTCTCGAGTATGTTGTGAAAATTGTTGTAGAATTCCATGACTTCGTCTGTCGTGCCTACAAAATCGACAGTTTCGTTTCCAATTACAATCATGCACTTTGAATTTTCGTTGTCGTCTGTTGGCATGACTGACACCAGCCTGATAGCGTCTTTCGCAATCAGTGTTATCTGACCGTTGAGTTTAAATTCTAAAAATTCCATTTTTGATTATTTTATATTTCAGTATATTCTTGTATCATGTTCCACGCATCAATGTAGTCATCTAACATGAACACATGCATGAAACAGTTCTCAAGCTCTCTCATCAGTGACACATCAGTGTCATCATACTTCACATACACAGTGCACACAATGCCAGTAAATGAACTGTCTGCCTGTTCTATTTCTATCATGTCTCTGGCGAATGATGGCAAATACGCCGAAACAATCTGCTCAGCTTCATCCGTTTCGCCTGATACTAGAAAACTCGTGCGTTTCATAATTAACTGTTTTATTATAAATAATAAAAATCCGAAATGTTTTGACATGCAAGAAAAAATCAACATAAACAAGTACAAAGGCTTTGTCTTCCCGAAAGACCAGATCGTTGAAGATGACTGGAGAATCCAGTACACGGGGTATGACTACAGCAAAACACTTATAAAGAACAGTGTGTCGCCATATCTGTATGCTAACAAAAAACTTTCAGGATTTCTAGACACACTGAACGACATAATGGTTCATATGGTAGACAATGTGAAGTACATAAGGAACTATTTCAACTTTGCAGTTCCGAAAGACTATAAAAAAATAAATTAACATGAAAGTATTAGACACTAATCAGTTTGTTTCTGAACGAATGAAGATCAGGCCTGTGACTAATGCAGAACTGGACAAGATCCAGCAAGACATGAATGCCGACAAATATGAACTCACTGATGAAACGGACAAAACAAATAGTGGACATACTTTGCATCGCATCAAAGCATTGAAAGACATTCCATCTAAAGGAGTCAAAAAAGGAGACTTAGGCGGCTGGATTGAGTCATATGACAATCTAGACCAGAAAGGAGACTGCTGGGTGAGTGGAAATGCTTGGGTGTATGAAAATGCTCAAGTGTATGGAAGCGCTGAAATACATCATAATGCTTTAGTGCGCGGAAATGCTAAAATATACGACAACGCTAAAATATTTAATAATGTTTCCGTGTATGACAATGCTAAAATATATGGCAATGCTCAAGTGTATGGCAGTGCTAAAGTGTATGTCAATGCTCAAGTGCATGGCAATGCTCAGGTATATAGTTTTGCTTGCGTGTATGGCGATGCTGAAGTGCACGGAACTGCTAAAGTAAATTATACTGTTAGTAACGGAACAATAGACAAATAAAACTATGAAAATATTAGACACAAATCAATTCATTTCTGAACGAATGAAAATCAGACCTGTCACGAATGCAGAATGGAAGCAAGCAGAAGAAACTGCTGTCCGAGCAGAAGACACACACAAAAACAATGTGCCGAAAACATATTACACATTCACAGGCAGCAGCAAATATGTAGCGAAATGGTGGGTGAGATATTCTGATGAAAGTGGAGAACATTCAAAAGGCTTCCCCACTTTATCGGCGAGAGAAAATTTCATCAGGCAGTTAGAAAGCCAGGGCTACACTTGCGACAAAGCAAAGTGCAGCTAACGAGAACATGCAAACAGAATCATATCTTCATAAAGATACACACAAATGCACCAGAAATTATCATGAAATCTGGTGCATTTTAAGTATGTCTTCTGGACTTCACTTCATTTTGCTCGTGTCGATATACACGACTCTTGATGAGTCTGCAGCTTTGAAATTTTTGTTGTCATAAATGCACCAGATCAAATTGTCTACATATGACGGCTTGCTCACGGGAGTGTCATAGCCGTCAGTCACGACTATCACGCATCTCGCGCCGCCAACCTCATCTACCCATTTCAATGCGTTCATGAAATCTGTGCCGCCCGTTATATGCCCGCCTCTTGCTTTGCGGTCTTCCTTAAGCTTCATCAAAGCAGTCTCTTTGACACTGTTCGTGATTCTGCGAGAATTAGTTTCGACAAGTTCTACTTTTGTCGTGAAGTAAGCGTATGTGATGTTCTTGACATTGCATTTTTTAGAAATAGAATAGCATTCGCTCAATATGTGTGACAGAGTCTTGTCCGAAACACTGCCTGAGCAGTCTACTAAAAACACGATGTCTTTGACTGAATTGCGTGAGTTCTTGTGTCTCAGTGTCATCGTGTCTCTAGCAAGTCCGCGTTTCTCACCCCATTCAGTGGTGTATTTTTTAGAGTTGTTCAGCGAGTTGTTCATCATTTTCCTCAACTCATATGTCCAGTTGTATCCCGACGCTTGTGTTTCTAACAGATGTCTTGTCAACAATGACGAGCCCTCTTTTCCAGCTTGCTGCTGGACTTGCTCTTTCCATTTCTGCGCAATGTCATTCAGCTGCTCCTCTTTTATGAACTCGCCAGAATAGCCAGCTTCACGTGCCATGTTAGCGCCTTCTTGCTGGCTTATGACGTCTTCTTTGCTCAAAACGACAATCACATTTGGCATCGGCGGCCTTGGTATGTTCAATGCTTCTTCAGCAGGGTCAGTAGCAGGAAAAGAACCGTCTGAGTTCATTCCAGAAAGTCCGCCTGAAGCACCCTGTTTGTCTATCAGTCCAATCACATACAATATAGACTTCATGCTTTCAGCAATTGCACTGTCCCAGCCTTGCTCATATGTTATGAACTCGGGCTTTATGAATTTCTCATACTCGGGTATATGATTCATTCTGAATGGGTTGTCTGGATAGTTTCCATGCAGCGGCTTTATCCGTATGATAGAGTTCTCGAGAGCTCTCTTTATCTCATCGGGTTTGTAGCGTTCGCCAACTTTTTTAGTGATTTTAGAATATTCATCATTGAGTGTCTTGTTGCATTCATGTATAGCATCGCTGTGTCCGCGTTTCCATTCATCAGTCGTGTGCTCAATCTTCGGGTCGCCCTTTGGCTTTTCTGTCTTGGGCCAGATGATGTCAAGTTCTGGCGCGTTTGGAATGAATCCGCTGTCAAGCAAGTCTTTGTAAATCATCTCATAGCTCCACAAATCACCATATGACGCATACTTGTCGCTGAAATAAGATCCAAGATGCTCCATCTGCCATTTAGTCACGAAATTGTCGATGAAGCATGCGCCGTTTGCTTCAAAGTCAGCAGCTACGTTAGACAGCATCATGCTATGCCCTTTAGATCTGTTCATGTGGTCAAACACACAATGCATCAGCTCATGAATGAGAACAAACCTGATTTCGCCATCAGACAACTTGTTTGTCCATTCTGGATTTATGAACAGGCGCGTGCCGTCTGTCGCTTGTGTCGGGACGTCAAACGTGTAGATGAAGTTGAGGTTGTCAAGCAATGCCCCAAAGCAAGCATTCACATTGTAGACACTGCCGCGGACAAAGTCAATCCGGTCTCGTATCTTTATCATGTCAATCGTCTCGCCAGTCTTCGGACTCACGAAATCTTTCTTGAAAACAATTGATTTATCCATATTCTATATTTAGCTTCTAATGTTCATCTAATGACTTCTAGCAAACTTTTCAGTAATAGACAATAAATTATATATCCAGCTTATTTCTGTTCATATAATGTCCTTTCTCGCGGCAAGTTTTTCCAGTCATAACATTCAAGTCCATAAAGTCCATTGATTGTAGCGTATCTACCATTCTCAATCATAAGTGAAGTGATGAACTTGTCTTTGAAGTATTCCCTTGTCTCATCACTTTTCGTTTTTATGTCCGGCCGTTTCGGATCATAGACATCAACAATGAACACTTTCTTTCCAAGAGCAAAAGCGTATCCTGCTTCCCAAGCACAGCCTGCAGTCGTGTTCTTCCTGCCATAGTTCAGAACAATGACATAGTCTGATCTGTTGATTGCATGCATATCATCTTCAAACACCATAAGTCCCCATTCATTGTTCGGGTAGTCCCAGGCATTTGTGATAGTATGTTCCATTGGCACATACACATCTTCAAAAGTGTGGCGCAGAATCTCAGCAGCATACTTGATGCTTTCTCGGAACTGCGGTTCCATCGATGAGGCAAGATACACTTTCTTCTTTTCCATCATTGTTCATTTTATTGTATATAACAAAAGAATGAGCAGGTTTTACATTGGAGATTTCTCAAAGATAGCTTTCAGTTCTGTAGCAAGCACTTGTGCATCAGGATGCGCTGCCGGATCTATCCTCATTTCGAAGAACCTGTTCCATCCGGTTCCATCGATTCCAATGAACCCGCACTGGTACAGTTCAGTCTCAAGTCCGAGTGGAAGGAAGTCTCTAGCTTCTTGTGGTTTCATGTTAAACTCATTGATGCATCTGTTGTACCGGATTTCAGTGTCTTCGCACTGGCTGCAGAAAAGCCACTCTTTGCTGTCTTCAGGATATTCTCCATTCTCATTATATTCAAACCAATACGGAATCGTGAATGACATCCCGTTCTTCATCTCATTCACATATCTTGTGCTTTTCATAAGTGATGACAGAGTGACGTGCGTGCGGAACTCATCAGCGATTACTCTCGCGCATTTCCAAGCGGCTGTCCGTCTGACAAAATATGATTGCTCTGAATGATAGTTCCTTACAAAGTCTAAAGCGTCATCAAAGCTGCCAAACACTTCACAGATGCCTCTGAAGTTAGTCGTGATGTACCGCATCTTGTCGTTATTGTCATAGAAGCTTTTCGTGTATGGCGAGTCAAGAATGCTGTACAGTTTTCCTGTGGTGTCATTGATGAAATCGATGAACGGTATCGCCAGATTCGCTGTGCCAAACTCTAACGGCCGCATATGCCTTTTGTCATACAAGCTCCTGACAAATCTGTATGAGTCTTTGCTGAGCCCATGCCTGTTGTAGCAGACTCCAGCACAATAGTCAATGTGTTCGATCATCCCGTCGATTCCGGGTTTCTGTATGATTTCTCTTACTTCATGTTTCGTGAGTTCCATTTTTCTTCATTTAATTGTTTGACGATTCTTATGAATTCTTCCTTCCCAAGCAGTCCTGACACTTCACTGATAGTCAAGTCTGCTCTCCCTTCCATGACATCGTTCGCATAGTCATTGTCACAGCCCAGAAGCTGCTTTATCTTTCCAAACACAATTGTCTGGTATTTGTACTTTTCAAAAAGAAGTTTTGCGACTTCTTTTGAAAACCTCAATTCAGCAACTGCCATGACTAGCCTTCATAAGAGAAAAACGACACTGCGACATAATCTGTTCCGGGGACTTCTTCCTCAAGGATCTCATATTCATTCATTGAATCATAGCTGTAGTAGTCATCAACGAATTCTGCAAGAGCTGACATGTCATCTTCAAGATCATTCTGCTGGATGAACTTCTCGTATTCATCTGTCTTCAAAGCATTGCACTCTTCTTCAGTCAAGATAGTCTGGAGATCATACTTAAGCAATGTCTCGTTGTTTTTGAATTTCTCATACTCCTCTTTGTTGAAGAGCGCTAAGCTGTGTGTCGAACTGGAATTAGTCTCGAACACACCCATTCTAATTTGTCTTTTCATATTATTAAGTTTTTAAAGTAATAAATTATCAATTTCCTTTGAAAAAAAGCTCGACATCGAGTTTTTTCGCCATAGATTTCGCCGCTTTGAAAAACTCCTTGTCGTCATCGTAATCATATTCAAAACCGACTCTTGGCATATAATAACCGTTCCATTCGTCTCCTCCGGCGTATGCGAAACTGTTCTTCGCCATTATGAACCGTTCAAGGGCGGAATCGTCCGTGGTTATTTTTTCATAAAATTTTCTCGCGCTTTCGCAATGGTCGACATATGCGTAATGCTCATGGTTTATAATCTCGTTTTCCGCTGTGTATGTCGGAGTCCATTCGTTGAGCCAGCAATAGCTTGCCCATTCACAGAATTGTATAAGTTTCATGACACCGGCGATAACGGTCTCTTTCGGAGTATCGTAAACGGATTCCGGTTTGTCCGGCAGATTATGGTCGATTATATTGTATATTTTTCCGTAAAACTCCCGTCGTTTTTCGACGGGAACAATTTCATTAGGATAATTGAGAAACACGAGAACAGCGTAGGCGATACGTTTTCCCGCCGAATTCTCGATTTTCGGCTGCCTGCCGAATTCGAATTCGCCTTCTTCCCATTCGTCGTACAAATCGTATTTGCCGATACGCCGGTCAATATTGTCGTTCGTCAGATGTTTCGCTATCGCGATAGTGTGCGTCGAACTGGAATTCGTCTCAAACGTGCCAAGCCTTATCTGTCTTTTCATATTCTTGTATTTAATAAATAACAATTATTTTTTTCTTGAAATCATAATAGTCCGACCCTATAAGCGCATTCATCCTGTCGCGTATGATCCGCCGTTTTTCGTCAAGCAATCCATAAAATAATCTGTCGTATTCGCTTACAACAATGATTCCTTCAACTTGCCGGCTGATATTGTCATATTGTTTCTTGAGCTTCGCTATCCGCGGCGTTATCCGCATGTGCTTTGTTTTACTCATAATCAAATTTCATCATAAAAGTCATCATGATCCAGATAGTAGTCATTGCATTCACAAGCATTGTAATAGCAATAGTCTACATACTTGAACAGTTTTGTGTCTGTAATATTCAAGTAGTCAGAAAACAGCTTGCTGTATTTTTCCTGTTCGGTTTCGGTCAAGACTCTACTTCTACCGAAATCACCAGATTCTTCACCGTAAGTGTGATAAAGCTCATAACACAAATAATAAGTTATTTTATTTCCGTCGTCAAAGCATTCGATGAAGAACGGTTCTTCAATTTCATTGTATAATGTATCATTGGCAAGCTTTTCATCAATCGGATACATTACCGCTTTGTTTCTTACGTAATCACTCATGGTTTCTGTTTTTGTTAAAGTCATAAAGTTTCTGAGAAGCCCACGCAAAATTGAAGGTTGTCTTGATGACATCTTCAATCGTTACAGGGCCATCATCATCTTTAAAATAACCTGGATTCGTCTTGTATTCATTGATGAGGAAATTGATGTTATTTTCCATCTCTTTCATTTCCTTCAATGTTTCTTGGCTGTTTTTGATTAAATCATCACAGTGTTTAAATGTTTCATCAACAGTTTCCATAATAAATCTTCTATAATAATTGTTTGACTAACTTTGTTTCATTAACTTCAATGTTTCTTTTATGCCATATTCATAAGCATCTTCTGGTTTCTCAAAACCAGCTTTCTTCAACACAGAGTAGACTCCCATGTCATCCTGCAGTTTTCTCAATTCAAGCAGATCACATGAATAGAAAAATCCTTCCGCCGTCACATAGGGCTTCACTGATATGAACATTCCCGTTTTCTCAAACAGCCATTTGACTGCGACAGGATGTGACACGACAGAGCAAGAATCATCGTCCATATACCCATCGTAATTCTTGTTGGTCATATGGTACAGCCATCCACCATGTTCCACATCAACCGTCTTTCCTTCGACACGGTAGACATATACGTGATTTGGGATGATGTATTCACCCTTGTAGAGAAATGCATCGCCATAAAAAACTTCACACATTTCATTGAAGCCTTTTTGCTTCAACAACATGCAAGTTTCATAATTACAGTAAAACAAATTCTTGTCCATGATAAATATATTATTATAATTTAATATAACAAAAATGTGTGAGACTTTAAATCCGAATGTTCCTGCCGGTTCTATGGGACCGATAAAGTTTCCTGAAAACGGGAACCCGGGTTCTGGCGATGTGATTGCCAGACCAAAGAGAAAGAAAACCCGGGTTTACAAGCAGATGCCTGGGCATGCCATCATGTCTTTTGAAGAGTTCATCAAATCTGGCGACGGCGGAAAGCCAAGCACCGAGAAGCAAGATTGATTGTCTCTTTTGGAAAGTCTTGCTTCATCATCCATTCAAAGTAAGACGGGTCAACCATCACGACTGACTTGCCTGCGTATTTTCCCTTGCCCATTTCTACGGCACCAGTCTCGCCAAGGACGAAGAATCCAGCGACATCAATTCGTCTGTTGTTCCCGACGACTTCATCGACTTCAGCAGCATCAGGCTGGTGTTTTTCTAGCATCGCCTTGTAGACTTCAATTGACATGTGAGTGTCGCACAGAGCATCGTGCTCATCGCATCCAAGCTCACTGTCAGGACAGTATTCTTGGTGAATGCTGCCAAGCGTGCGGAAATTGTAGTGGTTGTCAAGAAGTTTCGTGTCGATGAGTCTGCGTTTCTCAATGGTGAAATACTTGTTGTGACGCTCGCATTCTTTCATGAAGAACGGAATGTCGAACTTCACGATGTTGTGGCCGCCAAGATCACACCCTTCCATGAAGTCAAGAATCTGGTCAACAACCTCTCCAAATTTTGGATACTGGAGCAGCTCTTCATCAGTGATCTTGTGTTTCTCTAAAGCTTCGGGACGGGACTTCACTCCATCAGGATTGATTTTCTGCTCGATGGAGTCGATGACATTGAGTTGCTGGTCTGTCTTGACAAGTCCAATCTGGATAATGCGGTCTTCGTTGATGTCTACACCGGTGGTTTCGATGTCGAAAAATACAATGTGCTCGTTTTTGCTAGTCATAATACAATTCATTTGGTTATAGTTTAATATAACAAAAAAATGTATTATTATACTGTGAAATAAGTTTTTGCTGTTTCGCAGATTGCTGCAAGTGTCGCGTCAAGTTTGTCTGTGAACACATATCTCGAATCTATGGCTGCAGTCATCCCGTTCCATCTGACGCGGTATGTGATTGTCCGTTCTCTGTGCCAGCCATCTGTCTTCATGTTGTTGTCTGGCTTGTTCATCACTTTCTTTTCTGATGAAATGATTTCGATTATTTCGCCCTTTGAAACAGTGAGCACATCATTGACGTCATCAAATGTCTTGAAATACACTGTGTCGCCGATATTCAGCTCACACCATCCGATCTGTGCGTTCTCGTCTGCGTCATGAACCACATGCTCGCCGGTTTTGGCAATGATTTCTAACGCTGACTCGATTTCTTCGCGGTTTTGTCTCTTATTCATGTATAAGTTTTTTTGCAATTGTTCTTACAGACTTTTTCGTTGCTGGATCGCAAACAACCATTTCATCAATGTATTTGTCTAGCATTTCAGTGATAGACATGCAATCAGAAATATTTATATCTTGGTTTTCATTCTCATCTTTCTTCGTCGGATAGAAAGACAAGTCTTTTATGTCATAGTTGTCATTCACCAGAGAAATCAGTTTCTGGAATCTGCACTTTGACATTAGCTTGTAGTCTGTTTCGATTTCGACAAAACGGTTCTCGCACATTTTCTTGAACTCGCCGAATGTCATGTCACTTATACTTTCATATTTCACTCTTATGAATTCCGGAGAATATGTGTTGAAATACACATGTTCTTCTAATGTTTCCGGATCGAATGTCCACACGCATTTGTTGTTGTTCCTGTCATTCTGAGTCAACTGATATGGTGATCCGACATATGTCGCATTGCAGTGCTTGTGCTTGTGGTGTATATGTCCAGAATAGATTTTAGAGACATCTGGGACGCCAAGCTCGTTTTCTGACTTGCTGCCATAAGAATTCATTATGCATCCGTTGAACTCAGCATGGCAGAACAGCACATCCGGTTTCGTGTCTATGCCAGCTATTTTCTCGAACACACGGGTGTCTTCTGTCCACGGGATGAAACACATAGTCTTCCCGAGAACAGTCTTCACTAACGGGGTCTTTATCACATTCACGCCTGGAATATGTTTCAAGCATTCAAGCGAAGTGATGTCATTCTTCGTCGTGTAGTAAGCGTCGTGATTGCCACAAAGCAGATACATTTCTTTGAAATATTTTGAAAGTCTTTCAAAGAAGCCTATGCAGATGTTCATCGTAGAAAGTCCGACACTCTGCCTGTTGTCGAAAATGTCGCCGCAATGGACGAACACATCGCCGTCTTCAACTTCATTGTCTAACAATGGGAAAAAGAACTTGTCCATCCATCCCTGCATCAG